AATTGTCGCACGAATATTCTCGACATTGGCGTTTAATTCACCAACTTTAGACTTTAAAACAGTAATCTCTGCCTTTAAAGATAGTTCCTCGGTCTTTAATTGCCCTACAACGCCCTCTACAACGGCTTTTTCCGCCATAGTTGACTCAAGGTCGCTTTTTGCCTTTTCAGCGTGCTTCTCGGTCTTGCTGAGCAGTTCGTTGTAGTCGGATTGAGCCTTTGAGAGAAGTTTAGATACGTCTTTTAGCTCTTTAGTCGTACTTTTGAGTTCTTTATCAAGGTCTTTTGCGGCTTTTTCACGCTTCTTTTCCATCTCAACCTTGAAGTTAGCACGTTCATTCTCATGGTTTTCAAGCAATGCAGCCGTAGCACGACTCAATGTTTCATACTCCGCCTCTTTTTGGGCGATAAGGGCGTCTAAATCAGACATAATTATTTCTTTGCTTTAGTTGGTTCTGGGGTATCTTGGTCGAGGTCAGGAAAAGCTTTCTCATCTTCCTTTTTCAGCGCCTCTTTAATCAACGCATCTTCAGATTGTCGTTCTTCACCAAGTAGATCGTTAACATCATAAATGCCCTGCACAATCTTTTCTTCGTATTCACGGCGGTATGCTGGGTTGCCTTGGCGGATAGTTTTACCCTCGTATGCCATTAGTTCATTTACTAATTGGCGAACGATAACCTTTGCTTCATTACCACGCAGGTTAATGGTTTGACCTGATTTAATAGTTACATTTACTGAAACGTGCTGGAATTGTGGGTGGTCTGGGTTCTTTAAATCAAGACCTGCAGCCTTTAAGGTATTCTCATCAATACCTTTTTGTGCGCCGTCTACAATGCGTAGGGGTGCATTTATTTGACGAGATTGTGCAACCTTGCCGATAAAATCCATCGGCAGAGGATTGGTGACTTTAACATAGTGGTATTCACTGACACGATCAAGCAATGGTTCTGGTCGAGCCTGATCCTCTGTAATTGCACCAGCACCAACGGCTGTTATACCTTTGTATTTAGGATTTGCCATATTATTCCTCCGGTTCTTGTACCGTTATTGTATTCGCATCAATGACTTCGCCCTCAACAGGCTCCGCCGCTTCAGATTTATCAAGATTTTCAATAAGTTCAGAACACAAACGGAACTCGCCTTGTAGTTTGACGAGTTCCGTATCAATTTCGGACATTTGATCTTGTAGCTGAGCCTTTTCTGCCTTTTTCAACTCAAACTCACGCTCAATACGTGATTTCTGCTCCAAGAGTGTTTCTTGCATGGCAACATTATAGCATGACCATGTTCAAAAATACAACTATTTTTCAGTTACAACGAGGTGAGCAGTTGCCTGTTCTTCTATAAAGTTAACCGCTGTATACAAAGCATGTGTTGCCGATGCAGGGTTAACTGGTACATAAAACTGGCGTACAGAGTTCGCTGTAATGACCTCATCAAAAGCAGATGTTGAAGCGTCAGAGGTACCCCATCGTAGTAAGATGGCTTTATCAATAGCAGCAACTTCAATCAATGTTGTTGCAGCGTTTAGCGTAATCTCCGTTGATGAACTAACTGTTGCATCGTAGGTAACCGCAATTGCTGGAACAGCTGGCGTTGAATTGCCAATTGTATTGTTGTTGCCGTCCTTTGGATAGGGTACTCTGTTTTTAATAGTCATATACTAGCTCGCTGCAAAGATGCCAGACTGTGACACCGCTACCCAGTTAGTACCATCGCAGACGAGAGTGATGTTGTCACCGACAACTGCTGTACCTTGGGTGTTTGTTAGTGTTGTCCCACTGATCGCTGTGCCGGTTGCACTTGTTTTGGCTTTAATAGTACCACCGGTAACAGTAAAGCCTGCAGTTACGTTTGCGACGTAAAAGGTAAAGTACAATCCAGCTGCAGCAGTAGGTAGTGTCCATGATGGGCTACCACTAGTCGAACGGTTAATCAACACACTACCAGACTGAGCGGCTGTAAGGGCTACAGTAGCCCCTACAAGCGCACTCTGTGACACTGTTCGCTTGAGACCCGCAGTAACAACTGGGGTTGTCGCAAACGTTGCCGTGCCACCAACTGACAAGTCAGCAGATGTTGAAATGTTCTTCTGTGTTGTTAAACCAAAGTTCTGAACAAATTGACCGATTGCTGATAGCTTTTCAAGATATTGGGCCATAGCAACCTCCTAGTAATCCAATGTTAGAACGAGTGGTGAGTATTTACCGTCTACAGTTAGTTCAGGTGCATAACCTACGGCACGAGTGACTGTTGCATCAACACGAATTTCGACTGCACCAGCTACAGCGTTTGAGCTAATAGCTTCTGCGTTTTTGGTGACTGCACCATCTGAAAGGATAGATGCGTAACCGCCTGTTTGTACCCAGAAGTAGTAGGCTGCAGTAACAGCGACGACTGGCGCACCTGATACAGGTACCGCTGGAGCCGTGCCAGAAGCAGATACAACTAGTGAGCTGAATTGGCTTGGGTATAGACCGACAACTGATGTGTTATCAAGAGCGACGTTAAGTGCGTTTTCGATAGTAACAGTTGTTGAGTTGCTGTTGCCAGCAGTTGCGGCAGTATTGCCAACAACTCGGTATGCACCCTGACCTTTACCGGTGCCGTCAGTAACGACAAGGTAGAAACCTGCGAACTGATCTTGGGTAGCAGTTGTGCCAAGTGTAACGGTAACTTGGTTCACGCCAGCTGCAAAACTTGTACTAAGTGTACGAGTTGCGTAGTTTGCAGTAACCGCTGCTGGGCTTGTAAGCTTGCCTGCGGCGAGATCAACTGCACCTGCTTTTGCGTAACTAAAGATACGTCCATCAGGTGTGCTTGCAACTTGTCCGAGAGCAGCACCACCTTGTGAAGATGAAGTGCTGTTAACGTCTTGGTCAGTAACTTGTACTAATGCTGAAAGTGCCATGATTATACTCCTGTGATACCGCTAATTTTAGCAGTACGGTTAGGGTTGTTACAAATCAGGTTACCGTACATAACGAAGATACCGACTTCTGCAAGCTGACCAGCAGGCTGAATGTATTTGCGGAACTGGAAGGCAGATACACGGTATTTGTCGTAAGCACCGGTAGTAACTGTTTCAGTTGTTGCGACCATGTCAAGCGTGTTGATAGGTAGGCTGCGGAATTCAAACCATTTTTCGTTAATGAACCACTGAACACCTGATGGTGATTTTTGGTCACGAACGTATGGTTTACCACGGAAGGTTACGCTCATTGCGCCACCGTTCATTGTCAAACCATTGCTTGCGCTTACTTGCTGACCGACTGCTGTATCACCCTTGATGAAATCGCCACCAAGTGCGCCATAAGTAGCGTACTGAGTTGGAGTCAACAAGCTTGAGTACAGAGACCATGTTGTTTGGTCAGAAAGAATCAAGTTAGGTGTTTCAGACAAGTCACCAGAGATTGTCGCACCGTCGTCGGCTGCGTTCATAGTGTCAAGATCAAGTACACCGCCTGATGCAGTTGTCAAGAAAGCGTTAATAGTTGGGTAAGTTGTGCGGTTCAAACCAGCGTATGTCGTTGTATTTGTACCGTCGTCAACGATAAGTCCAAGACCATCGAAGTCGTTGCCTGTACCGTAACCATAGAAGATGTTACCAAGTGCGGTAATCATCGAGTTTTGTGCGTACTGGTATGAGCCATCAAGCAAGTTGATAACACCAGCAGGCGTTTTGTTGATTGATTGTTCAACCAAAGATACACCAACAGGTTGTGCATAGCCAGTTGGATACCATGTGAACTTTTGCGTGTTGAAATCAATCGACGTATCGAATGTTTCTGTACCTTTAAAGCTAGTACCAAGCTGTGAGTTATTCGTGAAGATTGGAGTTTGGTGTGAACGGCCGTTCCATTGTTTCGGCTGTGACACAACTCGCTTCATGATTTCACTCGATTTGTTGACCGTGTCAACAATAGACGCATTGATATCTTCAAGCGTGATGTTGTTGACCCTGTCATTTTGAGGTGTAGCTGTCATGCTGTCTCCTTTAGGTTGTTGTTACGCTGTCCTCGGAGACTATCTAAAAAAGAAAAGTCCCCATAGTGGGGACTCCGCTGATGCCATAATACGGCATTATAAGTAAATATGCAATAGGCTAAAAACGCTCCAACTCGTCAAGACTCATAGCCCGACCAACTGCTATTCCCTTCGGTGCTTTCATGTTGACTGGTGCAGGTGATGTGCCTGCAACACGAGAGCTTGCTTTCTTGCGTGCCTGCGCTGCTCGCCTTTCCTTTTCATCGTCCTCGTTGACGTTGCGTTCAAGTTGCCATGCGTTAAATGCGTCAAGGGCTGATGTGAGCGGTGCAAGGCCAGCTTTTTTACGTGCATCGTTTTCTGTTCGCATAAAGTTTAATAGTTCAACCTGCTCCTTTACGCCTGGTTGTTTGGCAACTTCAGGATCAGACCAGTCGGCATTAGCATATTTGGGGTCTGCCTTTGGCAATTTACCCTTTGTAACAAGATAGTTAATCTCATTAGCTATATTATTTATAGTAGATTGCTGTTCATCTGCTACACGCTTTTGTTCTTCGTATGCAAGCTTTTTAGCTTCGTATTCTTCTTTGTCACGTTCAAGCCTATCTTCCATGCGTGATGCTTGGCGCATAAACTTCAGCAGGCTTTTAGCATCAAACTCCTCAGCGTGTTCATCTGCGAAATCCTCAGCTTGTTCTGGTGAGGTAATCTTGTGGGTCTTGCCGTCTAATGTAACTTCAAAAGAATAATCTTTTGGTACATAATCACCAGGGTCGCCACTTGGTATTTCTACTTTAAACTCTTCGTAATCTTCAACTTCTTCCTCGTCGTCATCATCTTCATCTTCAGAATCATCGGATTCTTCATCATCAACAACTTCGTCGTCGTTTTCAAGCTCCTCGTCCTCAAGTTCCTCATCGTCAACAACCTCCGCCTCTTGAGCATTGGTTACACGATCCTCGGCTTTAAGAGGAGTATTTCCCCACTCCAACAGTTGATCTTCAGCGATTTGTACGTCTGACATCTATAATCCTTTCTTTTAATTACTGTGTCGGTACGGGAGGCGATGCTCCACCAACTTCCATGTTTGCAATATCAGGTGAGCCAGCAGGTACGCCGCCCATCGGTGCGCCTAGTGGTGGTTGTGGTGCGCCACCCACCGGTGGTTGGCCTGGCATTGGTGCGGGTGCTTGTTGAGTAATAAGCATTCCTGCATCGTCTAGTAACAACGCCTGTAGGTTGGCGGTGTTGGTCATAACGTGCTGGACAGCCATGAGCCATTCGGTGATGCGTTGCTGTTCTTCTGGTTTTAGTTTAGCAAACCTGTTGGTTGTAACAAAACGGTTGAAGTAGTTAAGGTAGTCAACAGTATAGTTATCTTTTTCTTCTGGTTCCTTGTTGTTGATAATAAGCTGGATGTCTGCCTCGGCCTCAGTATCAATCTCGGATAGCTCAATAGATTTAAGATAGCCCTGTTGGTCGTTTAGAGAGCGATAGTAACGCTCTGCACGCATTTCTGGGTCTGGCAAGCCCAAGTCCTGCATGAGTGTTAAGTAATCAATCTTGTTCTGTGCAGATAGGTTCATAGCCGTTGCACGGATAGATTGTTTATCAAGTGGCAGTGTTGAGTCGGTCTGCACACCAATTTTGACGTTCGAGTCAATATTCTTGCCGTTCAGCATGATAAAGATGTATTTGCCATCAGCACCACGGCAGGTAAACCAGTGATCCTCGCTGTAGTTTACTTTCATCAACTGCAATTTAATCTTGTAGTAAACTTCTGCTGCTTCTGCTGCTGCAGTCACGAGGTCATCTTGCAATGCGCCAGCCTGCTGTTTAACTAATAGGTCACGAGTTGCTGTGTCCTGTGATTGTGGTTGTGCGCCACGGAACTGTGCTGGTGTACCTAGAATGTTATCTACCTCACCACGGGCATCGTAGAGCGTCTGAATCATGTATGGAGGCAATACGTTTGATGCAACGTTGACAAGGGCATTGCCGATGTTATTACCAACATCTTTAGCTGAAGCAAGAGCGACAGTCTTTGGCCCTTTGTTAATAAGACGCTGTGCAT